ATGTAAGAAACTGAAACGCCGACCATCCGGCAGTTGAATAACCAATTTATCTCCGTGTTGTGTGCGAGATTTAGATACAATACGTGCTCCGTTTTGCAGGAACACTTTAGAACCTTTAGCTGTACCGTAGTCAATACCGTGAGAGCCACGGGCTACATGACCAGCAAAGGTATCAGTAACAGGAATACGACTCAAAGGAACACGTCCAAATTGAGGGTCATCAACAACAACAAAGTTATCAAGTGCCTTAGCTGAGAACTCCCTAGCAAACTCATTCTGAGGTGTGTTTGGGTTGTCTTGTTGTTTAACATCTAGGTGGGGACCAGTAGAAGTAGGTCCAATGTTATCAGTGATATAAGCAAGTGTAGGACGCATGAATGCTTGATTACGTGCAGGAGTAGCAGCAGGCGTATAGGGTTGATCAACGTTTACGCCCATCTGCTGCATCACACGAATGATCTTACTAGGATAAGCAGCCTCACCACCAGCATAACCACCAGCGGCAATAGCTTCGATAGCTTGACGTGGTGTCTTAGCACGTGACAGTCCAGGAGCATACCTAGGATCAGTCATGAGGCTCATGAAGTCCTTAGCAGACTCCAGAGGGGAAGCATAGTCTCTCCAATAGGAACCATTCTTCATAGTACCTTGACCAGGGCGTGCTTTAATGTTAAACACATTATTCTTACCACTGGTGTACTTACCCCACCCACTCTCTAGTGCCCACATAGCAGCCATTACCTGAGGGAACTTAAAGCCAGATGCAGTACCTAACGCTTGTACATCAGCGTAACCACTGTTGCCTGTACGTACCGTAGCAGGTGCATTACCACTACCAATGATAGTAGTGTTAAGGCGATCTTGAGTAAGAGGTTGATCTAAGATACGACGCAGTACCGGATCATTGATCTGGTTCAATTGATCCCTAAAGCCAGGACGCACTTGTTGAGTAAGACCTGCTGCCTTAAGCTGTGCATTAAGGATTTGAGTAGGAGTCATCCCAGGCATTGCCCGAGACAAATCAGTGTAGATCTGTGGGATAGAGATAGGCTTACCGCTAGCAATGCGGTTATCGATATCCTTGAGGAGAGCAGGGCTAGCCAGTACCTGAGTGTTGATTATATTACTGTTGGCACGTACCTTTTTGATAACCTCAGACGTTGTAATAACGTTGATAGTAGCTGGAGCACCAGGATGCTTACCAGGTGTGAATGCAGCGTAGAACGCTTGCGTCTTACCTGTAGCAGCTTCAGATGACCCAATAACAGAGAATGCACCCTTCTTGTTCTCAATAGCTGTAAGCACATCCAGGCGTGCTTTATTAGCAGCAACGCTAGGTTCCATCGTCTTAGCGTATTGCTTGAACTTCTGGTTGTACAACTTGAGAGCATAGTCAGAAGCACCACGCAGACTATAGTGTGCACTACGGCTAGTGCTATCACCAATCAGGTTCTGCTTAAGAGCATCAGTCAGTTCTGCCTTAATAGTCTCTTGTTTGATACCAGAGTCAGACCGTTGTTGATCCAGCTGCTGTGCACGTGTACGCCATGTCTCACGCACCTCAATGGGTACACCAGGTTGATCCACATCTTCAGCAGTGAGAGTACCTTGTTCGTACTGCTCACGGAACTGCTTACCCCAGAAGTCAGCATTCTGTTGTTCAGTAGTAAAGGCAAGATATGCCTGTAGACGATCAGTAGAGATACCTTTTGTCTTAGCTTCTTTGATAATAGAAGTAAGTGTCTCTTCATTGGGGTTGTTATTACTGACCCAATCAAGTAGCTGATCCTCTTGACGCTTAAGCTCACGTCGCTCTTGAGCATCAACAAGCTGGAATTCAGCTTCCTGATCCTTCATGCGAGCATTCCTAAGGTCATCAACATCACGAGGGAATCGGTCAAACCAACTACCTTGATCTGTTTGAGCTTCTTTGAGCATACGCTCAACATCAGCATCTGAGTAACGAGTGGTATCAGCAAGTTCTTTGAAGATAGCAGATTTAGCATCTGCATTACCAACTGGTGTTACACCATCTTCCCTATAGCTACGTGCAGCGGTCCTGAATGCTTCAGTAAGGCTTTCACCAGTTTTGATACGTGACATACCACTAAGGGCGTCATCACGCATCATAGAGGACTTGTTAACTACATCTGACTTCCTAGCGGCTTCAATGTATGAGTTATAGGTTCCCCTCATCTTCATAAGGGCAGGTGCCATAAAGTCGGCACTCAAACCAAACACACCATTTTCTTTTAGGAAGTCACCAAAGATGCTCTGCATTGCTGCAGTGCGATCGGCTGCAGTAACAGCTCCCATCTCATCCAATTTGGATTGAGCATAAGCTGGGAACTCAGCACTGATGATCTCCATGTGTGCCTTAAGGCGACCGTAGTCACGTGCCTTATTACCACTAAGGAGACTTGTAACAACAACAGGATCCAATCCTCTTGCCTGGAAGCCTTCAGCAATTTGATCCTGAGCTTCACCACTTTGCTTAAGTAGTGTCTCAGCACCAGCTACTGCTTGTTGACGTTGGGGTGATAGACCACCTGTAGCTACTTCCATGTAGCCAGACATCATATCAGACTCTTCCTTAGCCTTACGATATTCAGTAAGGCCTTCGGTAAGTGTTGTGCTGAATTTAGCTAGACTTTCAAATGTAGCTTCTGCGTTCTTGCCACGCTGCAGCTCACTTTGAATTAGTGTTTGAGCATTCTTACTGATAGCCTCTTGACGCTGCTCAGCAAGCTTCTTCTCCCACTGATAGTTTTGATCACGATCTCGTGCTTCAATGCTGAGCTTACGCTCCAGACCAGCACCATACTCGTCTCGTACCTGCTTAATTTCCCTACGGTTATCCTCCATACCACGTATGATACGGTTGTCGCGTTCTTGCATACGAGCAAGACCTTCCGTAGGTGCTTTAATAGGATCGAAACCTATACTCCGGGCGTACCCTCTGTAACTTACTTGATCCATTTTTTAATGTTAGTTAGTGATTACACTCCACCTAAAGCGTTTGTCCTTCCTCCAAGTGTAAAATCGTACTTGCTTCCCGAGCTACCAATAGCACCAGCAATACTACTTAGACCTTGAGTGGCTGCTCCCATCCATGCACCAGTAGACGATGCCATAGCACCTTTAATTGGTTTAGGACCGAAGTCAAACTTCTTAGGTTTACGTGGAGCGAGGTACTCAGCACGTGGTGTAGTAAGCGGCTTAGGCGGTTGCGGTAGACGATCAGGACGCAGCATACGACTAGCTTCTGCTGCAAGATCTGCACCATACTTATCATTAGCGATCTTACGCAAAGCAGTAGATGTATCAGCCTTAGCACTGAGTAATGACTCAGCAAGGATTGCTTGGTTACGACCAAGAGCAGCAAACTCAGCTTGCTCCATCTTTTCTGCACTCCTACCTTGCTGACCTTTAACAGCAGCAACACCTTCTGACTGCAGTGCCTTAATGACAATATCTTGGTTCTGGAACGCCATCTCCTTCATGGAGTCTTCCAACTTACGGTACTCGGCTTCATTAGCGGCAGCTTGTGCCATCTGGTTGAAGGTAAGTTGTTGACCGTAGATCTTCTCAGACTTAGCATATTGCTTCATCTGAGAGGCATACTCAAAGTCTTGAATCTTTAAGTTGTAGAGCCAGTCTTGTAGGTTGGTAGCATCTTTGAATGCACCAAGAGTTTCTTCGTTTTTTTCATTAAGGCGCCACTGCTTAGTACTGTGACGCCAATCAGCCATGGTGCTACGTTTACCATAGCGCCAAGCTTGAGTGCTGTATTTATACTGGGCTTCAATAGCAGCATTCTGGGCATCAGCCTCAGCTTGCCCAGCTAGGCCGCCCATAATAGCACTACCAATCCCGAGGATAGCTTGTATCATAATCAGGTCCTCCGATAGAAGCCAGGTGCATATTGTCCCTCCCACTGCATAGACACAAGACTAACAGGGAACGGAGTATTTGATGTTACTTTCATTGTATAGTTGTCTGGCCTTTGATAGATTGGAACTTTGTAAATAAAGACATCACGGAATGGAGATGTATCAGCAGTGTAAAGATCAGCAATCTTAGCACCATTGACATTATACCATTCAGACCTAGTGCGGTCCTTTAGGTTGAAATAGATATCACCACCAAGACCTGTATAGAATGCCATACGAGATGTGGTAGTAACAGCAGTAAAGTCAACACCTGTTTGACCCATGTTATAGTAGTACCTAGGGAGTATTATCTCCATGTTGTACTCATACCCAACATAGATGTAACTACCGCTAGCATCACCAGGGATATTGAAGTAGACACCACCGCCATCGGTTAGGAGTGTAGCTACATTGGTATAACCAGATTCTGTACCAACAGGTGGTACTTTCTTCAGGCCAACCACATATCTGATTGTCTCAGTAGTATCGAAGTAGGTAGGTAGATATACTTTAGTTGTATCATTAACTTGGTTATAGGTTGGTGCAGTAGGGGGTACTGGTGATACCATCGTTACATCAGTTACTTCACACCATGAATCAAGATAGGGGTCAACTGCATTACCAAAGATGTTAATGAGTCCACCTGTGCTAGGTGCAAGGACAAGTTTATGTTGAGTCAGTATGTAACCCTCTGTACCACTAGTTAGTACATAGAGGATGTCGTTCTGGATAGCTGTATGGATGACATTAGAGGGAAGCAACCACTTCACCCAAGCAGCCATAGGACGCTCTTCACCCTGCTCGTAGTACCTATGGATATACAAGTACTTAGACGTACGGCCAGAGGCCACCCACAGGCCATTCTGGGCGCTACCAGTGGTATCTGTAATACCGTTAGGCATCCACTCAGGGACAATCTTAGTGGTCTCAGTTACGCTAGGTGTTTCTCGTTGTCCTCTAACAAAGATCTCAAATGCTCTAGACCAACTCTGGTTCCTACTAACATACAAGACAGTAGAACCGAGATCAATTGGTTTGATGTAACGATCGCATTCATAGTTAGCGATAGTACTGATAGAGCAGTTAGCAGGAGTCCAAGCACCATTCTCAGCTTCCATAAGAAACTGTTGGCTATCACTGAACAAGAGTAGACCTTGAGTGACTGGTACAACTGAACGAACAGTAGCTGGTTTAATACTAGCACAGCTAAGATCAATAGGATCAGCAGCAGTGATAGTAGTAGCAGATTTGTGGTAGAAGTTATAGTAATCTCCGGCTTGAGACATGGAGACATTATCTTCAGTCAGGAACCCAAGCCTATTGTTAAATAGGAAGATATCCTGGATGGTGTTATCAACAAAGGATGGGTGGCTGTTGGATTCAGTATCCCCAACCAACCGCGGCTCCCATAGCAAAGGAAGGTTGTTAACGGTCTCTGAGCCGTCCAGGAAGGTGGCTCTAAATGTCAATGGGCTAACACTAGTGCGGATCAATGCAACAGGCATTGTAGCCTCATTTAGGCCAGTGCTGACGTTAGGTGCAACTGTCTCTTCCCAATAACCCTTACCACTGTTACCATCATCAGCAATAAACTTCAGGTAGTAGTCATCTTGACCAGCTGAAGTGTTGTTGATCTTAACTACTTGACCATGCTTCGCTTGCTCAGGTAGCCGTGCAAATGTGTCTACTGAATCCTGAAATACACGAATACTCTTACCATCAATACCTGCATTACCAGACACATCAGTATCTGAACTAAAGGTAAGGTAGATGGTGTTATCGATGATTGTCTTAGTAGTAAAGCCACTTGTGATGGCAGCAGATAGCCCAGCCGCAACAATAGCAATGGTTGCAGTAGGTGCTGTTGCAGGTGCTACAGGAGGTGCTGGTGATGTATAGGTAAAAGTAGAGCCACCGATTGTAACTGTATAAGTAGCATCGTTCTCAACACCAGCAATGATAATAGTAGCTTGACGCTTAGCATTCCATGATGGGGCAGCCTTAGCAGTAACTACCTTCTCACTGTTGACGATATAGGTGAAGTCGTTAATAGTAAGAGTTTTGATACTACGATAATCAGTAGCTGTGAGATAGCTTTCAATAGATGCTTGCTTACCAGCAGGATATGTAACAGTACCAGCTAAGCCAGTCAACAGGTTCCATACTTTAACGACACCAGCAGAGGTAACATTAGCAATGTACTTCTCTTGGTTATCTCTAAACATACTGAACCATGCAGTTGAGTCAGAGGTACTAGCAGTGAGGCTAGCAAGCTTACCAATGAACTTACCACCAGGACGCTTAAGCATACCAAGGGTAATATCAGGGTAGCAGTTCACAGCATCTTTGACTTGACCCAACAGCATCTTCTCATCAGCCTGTTGGGAAACACCACCAATGAAGTTAGGTATACGTTGAGAGATTGCTGTCATCGTGTAAGAGCCTTGAATGGTTTATAACTATTGTAGAATCCATCACCTTGTTTGAAGCCAAACATAGTGTAGTCACCTTCGTTGCATTCATACTCAAGACAGTTAGCCCTACGCCATGTCTCGAATGAAGCAAGAGCCTGGGTAAGGTTAACATCACCAACAAGACGAATAGCACAACGTGTAGCTGCTCGTGATGTGATGTAGTCCCTAAAGACCTGAGGGAGATCAGCAAAGTCGTAATACCACACCACATCTACCTCATAGGTCTTGGTAGTATCCCATACATCAGTGTGGCCGATCCGATCATAGAGTCTACCGTTTCTAATAACAGTGTCGTAGTTACTATTAGCAACAGTATCGCTTAGATCAACTTGTAGCATACTACCAGTCATCTCTAGATAACCGCTAGTGTTTGGAGTGAGTGGGTATTCAACCTCTCGGTTAAATGTCCACCCCTCTGCCTGTACCTCCCGTGAGACTTGTTGTAGAGTCTCGTAAGTAATTGCAACTTCCGGGTTGATTACAGCTTCGACAGTAGAACCATCTTCATACGTGATGGTCTGTGCCTCGATGGTGGTAACAGGCGCCTGACCAATAGACGCCAGAATTTCATTAACAGCTTGTAGCTCAGCCTGAGCGTTATTGGTTATCGGCATAACAATGATGTTATAGGAGAATTAAAAAAAAGGGACCCTCGAAAGGATCCCCATTTATACTAATTAAGCAGCAGTACGGCTGGCGTCAAGTGCCGGAACATCGGACTCAACACCAGAGTAAGCATAGCGGAGGCACTGAGTCTCCGAGAACACGCCAGAGGCGGTAGCACCACCATGCGTACGGGACACAGAGCGACGAACAGCGTGGTTGTCAGAGACAGCCAGGTTGCCGTTATCAGCATAAGTAGAAGCGTATGCGCCAGTTACGGTGCGGGTAGCGAAGTTAACGTTACCAGCAACACCGTTACCACCAGCAGCAGTAGAAAGATTAGCCATTAGATAGTACCTCAGTTGGTATAAGAAACAGTGTCAACACGGAAGGTGGCAGCAGTAGTACCAGCAACCGACAGCACATCACCAACGCGATAGCCATCACCACCAGCAGCTACAGTCTGACCAGTTACTACACCATCAGTAACAGTAGTAGTAATGGTACAGCCAGTACCGTTG